TCAGTCTTATCATCCCTTACTTCGGTGTCTTTGCCAATCACACCAACGGTGCCATTAATCACCAAACAAGGTGATTCTTCGTCGTCTGATGAATCGAAAACATCGAACGCGGTTTCTGGCTTTTCTGGCACATTTTCCTCATACCCACTGTCAACTGGCAAAGGTTCCTCTTGAGGAGCCACTTCCATGATCTCAACTGCCACCGGCTGGGCTATTTTGAATTGAGCAGACCCTTGCTCATGACGATTCGGCCTTTGAAAGTGAAATAAATGTGGAGGTACATCGTACCACCACCCGCAGAAGAGAAAACACACAACTTCGGCATCACGCCGTGGGGGGAAGGAGGGGAAACCTGCAGCGCCATTCCCGGCGTTGGCTCAAACACCCATTCATGCTCTATACCAGCATGATACGAATTCTCCGTGTACCTAAAGTACTGAGGGTGTTCGCCCACGGAATCCATGTCCGGGGCTGCAGCATCATAACAGAGACAGCCTGCCACTTTCGTGGTGGCCGTCAAACAAGCACGCAAAACAATCTTGTGAATAGACAACATAGGAAAGGTCTGGTAAAGACTGGAAAAACCATCAAGATGGTTCAAGGCATGGCAGTAGGACACTTTCGACGTTAAGTCGAAACGCCCACTAGCAAAATGCTGTGGTCCCCCACCGTCAATGGGGTCAACAGCCTGGCCAGATTCGCCCGGATCCCGGGTCGCAAGCACTCCTTCCGCGGCATTGGCCATTACAAAACCTGGTCAATTTCCTCGTGATGGAGGATGTGGCTTGTGAGAATTGGGAAATTTGTCTGTATTTCCCGAGAAAGAGGTGAATTCGGAGAGATAGAAGTATATTCGGTGTTTATGTCCGCAATAAACCCAAGTGCCCAATGCTTGACAGACGTCGGCACAAGAGGACGCACGAATTTGAGCTGGATGTCCTTAATGGTACCTAAATCCAACTTGGTGCGTTTCATGACATTAAACAGCTCGCTGTTCAAGAGCTGCCAAGCCGCAACTGCCTCCTCTGGCAGAATGTCATAAACCAGGTCTCCCTTTATAAACAGGGATCTGGCCTCGATGGCATAACCTGCTATGACGTCTTCCAGTTTACCACGCTCTTCTGCTATCAAAAGCTTCCTGAAGAGGTGGACTGGGTCTTTGACTGCGCCGTGTTTAGTCAAGTAGTAGCTGAAGCTTCTCGGCGTCTTCGTGTATGTTTGCTTCAGCTCACAAGTCTCGTAATTCTTCCAAACATGCCAGTTTGGATTGACCGGATATCGCATGGTGTGAGACTCATCGTCACCACCGTATATCTGGTAGGCATGTTTTGGGACGGAAAATCTACAATGCGTTTCGGCAATGTTTTTGATCGTGTTGATCAGCCAGGTGAACGCTTCTCCAGACATTGTCATGAAGAAGTGGATCATAAGCTGGCTGACGGCATGCATTTTGTAATCTAGGAATACCCCGATATAGTACTCGGGGACTCCAGCGAGCCGCATCAACTGCTCAAACATATATGTGGCATTGTGATCCAGGGAGGTTTCAAAATGCTTGCCGTCCCCCTCCCAAGGGTCGGTCGCTGTTCGCATCATTTTGGCAGCGAAAGCGTCGAAATCGGCGAACGTCTTCTTTACATGCATGTATATATTCTCAGGGCAATGCTCTAAGAAGAAGTCCGTCATATAGCTGTTGATGGGACCCAAAGCGTACAGGTAAAAGTCGCAATGGATCATCAACGTTTGTAAAGGTTTCCCGGCTTGTGGTATCTCGGGCTTGACTTTCATTTGTCGTTTCGCCGTGATGAACTGGCGAAACTCCGGCTCAGACCTGGGGAGAGACATGGCCTTAAGCGCCTCAGACCTGTGTGATCGCCTCTCACCAAATTCGGCGATACACCTCTCGAACTTCAAATGGTCCCAGGCGTATCCAGACTCCCTCAAATTGAACGCCCTCTTAACGGCCTCGAAAAGGGCCACTCCGTACACAGAAGTCCCATTTTTATAGATCTTCTCGTTGTGTTCGAAAGTGGACCTCTTCAGCCTTTCCTTGACGCCACGCATAAAAGACACGTGATCCTGGGGCTTTTGATCCTGGCCGCACCATGACATGTACGGTTTGTAGAGCAGTGGGTTGTCAGCCTCAACTGCCTTGAGCTTTTCCGTCATAGCTCGTCGCTCATCACGATTGAGGATCCCCTTGGTAATTTTCTTTCGGAGATCCGGAGCATCATGCCTGAACATCCACCTGTCAGGGAACTGATCGGAGTATTCCCCTTTGTAAATCAGTTCCGCATCGAAGCGGTCCGGGCATTGAGACACCTGGCTTTCAATCCATTGGCGTCGACTCTCAATAGGCAGGTGAGTAGCCGCTTTATGGCCCACCAAGGCAGCCTCTGGTGTATTTTCTTCCACCAGACGTCTTTCCTTTGGTTGGTCCAAGTATACTCTCACCTGGGCATTATCCCTGTATCCAGGGTCATCACGATTTGGCTGGCGGTAGTACTCACTCCGCCCAACCACTTCCGGCCCATCAGGGTCCAGGCAATCCACTGGCCACTCATACCCAATGCTGTCTAGGAAAGCCCGATTCTTCACCTTGCTATGCGGGCCTGCGAGAACTTGCCTAACGGGCCTGCCGAAACCACCCATCTCAGCCTTGATATCGATGGTGTCCTGCCCTCTAACTCGGATGGGCTGGTAGGTCGGCGTATTCCCGAAGAGTGTTCTCAAACGCGAGAACAAGGGGTGTGAGGCTTCACGAGCCAAATTTTCCGATGATCTATTGTAGGTCAATCCAATGATCATGTATTTCTTCACTCTAGTCAAACAGGCGTAGAGTGTCCTTAGGTCTTCCGCCTTCAGTGCGGTCTCATCCAGAACGACGTAAACCAGGTCCTCTCCCCGGCCCTGACTCCCTGAATGTGACACCACATCCGCGGCTGTTAATGCGGTCGCTGCCCTCACCTGGGCATCCGACGGATACAGAGTCAATGCCACGTCATGCAACGCATTGCACTCATCCAGCCTTTTATCCCGCAGAAACAGTGACAATTGCGCCCCGGTAGTGGGGATCATCTCGGCCAGGAAAACCTTGGTGTCCGCTGCCGCAAACGTAGGCATGCGGAAGAAATTGGCCCAATCTCCCCCAAAACGCCACGTTCCCTGAATGTAGTAGTCCGCCCATTCAGAGAAGAACTCGCCTTCAGACGTGTCACCGTTCAACAGGCAGTCCCCGTTAGGGTCATGCCATCTTGCTTGAAAACGGTCACCCAAACGAATGAAGTGACTAGTGGTTGGGCTGAGATACGCCTTCAGCTCCATGTAGCCTGGGGGCATCTTGTCCTCGTCGGTTATGAAGACCTTACATGGGAAGCCCTTCGCCAGTGCTTTCTCATAAGTGCAACAGTAGGCGTCGGGCAAGCCCCGGTTGTTGATCTTTTCCTGAGCTCGAATTTTGTCCTTCCAGTCCTGATTCAGGACAGCCGTCTGGACAGCGATCTGGTAGTTATTGTCCCGTTTAAACTTGGGCTTCACACAGATCTTCTGTATCGCGGAGCTCTTCCGACATCCGGGATCCCCTTCTACCACCGCTATTTGTCGGACGACAGGATTGTGCCGGCTCAATTTTGCGATGCCCTCCTCCCAACCCATAAGTGCCTGTTCATTAATGGCATACTTATGGATTGTTCCTGTGGCTCCCCTCACCATCTCACGGACGTACTTCTCTGCTCGAGAAGTCCCTGGCACCCACTGCTTCCACTTAATTATTGGGAGCGAGGAGAAGGCTTGCACAATGGCCTCCCGTCGACCGGCAGTCTTAGGATGCGGCCTTATGACGATGCCACGCTGCTGGATTTCTCTCGGCGTGATGTGGTCACCATCCTTGACCAACACCAACACCTGGCTTGAGTCGTCCTTCAGCCCGTAGCGTCGGGTAGCCCCACCATGCTCGGAAACCCGAATGTTAAGCTCGTACCGGGCTCCCAGGGCATGCAGGACCTCCTCCGGGAGACCGGCCTCGACATTCCGCTCACGTCTAGTCGGCCAAGCACTTGCTATCGTCGCCATCAGGGAAAGCTTGTGGATGCCCGTCAGCTTATGGACCGCCTCTACCAAGCAGTCGTTGAGGGGGTACTCCAAGTCGTGTGGCATCACCATCACGGCGTATGGAGCTGGTTGCCACCTTCGGTTACACGACTTTGGGAAGATCTCATTCCACCGGAGCTCGATACTCGTCCCCGCTGACCACATCCGGCTTTTGATGAGTCCGGTCGCCTTCACGTCCCTCCAGCGACGCCTCAGGTCCTCCTGATCCAGCTGGTCCTCACCGCGGCTGGCGTCGGCCAGCGTGCTGGCCAGCGTGGGCTTCTTTACGACCGTCAAGGCGCCGGACATCACCGGCTCGACTTTCCTCCTGACAGCAGTCACGGCGGGCTTGACGAAAGCCTGTTTCCTTGGCAGAGGCATTATGGTGTCGTCAGAGCTCACAGAAGTCGTCCCAAGACTGGATGCCACTGAGGGAGACCGGCTTAAGGGTCTGGACACCGGCAGCGGAAACTTAGCAGGATCGATCTCATCATCCCCGACCTCTGGCAATGGGGTTCGCCTGGCTTGCCATAAAAGGTCCCTATCCGAGTCCCCGGGGGCATAGCTAAAAGCCAGCCTCACTGGGATCTTGGATTTCCGGGCTCGACTGCAATTAAAGTCGCCAGACTTGAGACATTCAGCAGTTTTGACAACCGGCCACGCCACAGCCTTAGCAACCGCCACGGTGCTGGCCCGGGCTTTCCTGGCGATCTCCTCATGGAAGTCTGCCATCTCTGCCCTGGCATTATCGAGCAAAACCTTCGCCCGATCCGGATCAAGCATGGAAAGTTGTGCCGCTTCGGCAATGGTGTCCTCCAAAACCACTCTCCGAAAATCGGCAACGGTCATGTCCCTGAACCTTTTAGTCCCAAGGGCAAACCTCCATTTCAGGTTCTGGGGCGGCAGGACGAATTTTCCGAAGCCTTGATCGGCGACAAGCTCTTCCATTTTGCTCCAAGTGGTCATCTTAGGCCCCTCATTTTCAAAGGTGCAGCTGTACCCAATCAGGGCCCCTGCTCTTGCCCGCACAAGCAACTTGCACGTCGGAATGATTTGGAGCTCATTAGGTTCGGCCACAATCCTAGCGTTCCTGGCATTGAGTTTCCCCCATATCAAACCATGGAAAAACCTCTTAACGGGACCAGCGAGAAAACGGTGGTTGAGATAACCCGCCAAGGTCGCATGCAGGGTGGTCGGCAGCAGATCCAACTTAAAACCGGTTAAGACAGCCACGACGACGGCCACCAGTATGTCCTTCTCCACTATATTCAGAGAGAATTCCCCGGAGTTGACCTGTTGCCGTATCTTCCCATACAAGTCCCTATCCCGGACCTGGACCGCACGACCGTAATCCACCAGCCTGGTGTAGTACTTGACCGGGATCAGGCCACACGGCACTGCTTTGTCAAAGACCGCTGGCATTGGCATAAAAGCGTCGGCCTTGAGAGCGATGCACCTCAATGAGGACAGAGGGTACCTGCTTATAATCTGCACGTGAGAGTGCAGCTTCGACCAAACAACCCCACATGACAGCTCGCAGCTCCCATCCCAATTAGAGAGTCTGTGCGCCAGGAGAAGTGGATTCGACCATGGTTGCCGGTAAGCGCCCCCCGCATCACCCTCGGGCACATAAACCATGTCGTCACCGTCTCTAGTCCAAGTGGCGATCAGAGGTTCCGGACTGCGGTTACTCTGCAGAGCGGCCAACGGATAGACATGCGTCAATATCACGAAACGCAATGTCGGGTTCTCGGTGAACATCGCCACCATGTTCTCGGGCGTCTGATAGTGGCCTGAATCCAAGCACACCAATGTCTCCTCCTCGAACTTAGGCACGGAAAAGACCCTCTCACTAACCGAGCCTGAGCTGTACCGCCCCAGGTCCTTCAACTCCATCATCGGGTTGCTCAAGCGCAAAGGGTGGTCACACCGAGTCTCCAACATGGAAAAGTTGGCGTCGGACATAGAGACACAAAGAGCCTTAGTTCGAACGTACTTCGGTATGACCTCACACAACTCCATGCGGCGCAGAGCAGCATGCACCGGATGTGAGTGAGGTTCAGGGAAGAAGTCGGACGTCGGTATCGCCAACTCGACCGCCTTCGCCTTCGACGCACCAGAAAAATGCCAAGGCGCGATGGTCCTAATCCTCTGCATCGCCTCAGCGACATGGGGAAAGGAATCAGTCTCCATCGCCTGAATATTGGCTGGCGAGGTGTACCTGTCGAAAGCTGTGTCGAAGGCCGAATGTATCCCGAGATTGAGTTCTATGGACTCGGGCGAGTGCGCCATCGCGAGGGCCACGGAATCGGCCACGAACTGGTCAAACCGCACACCAGTATAAAGGTCTGCGCCCAGTCTCAGCACATCCTGATAAGACTGCACGCTGGAGCGCGTCTTCATGGCAACCTGGTGACACCCGTCGAAAAGGCCCACCCAGCAAAACCCAACTCCACTGTAGTTGTCCCCGGAATATCGAACATGTTCTTCTAAAGGACCCAAACCAGCGGCTCGGCCATCGGCTACAAGACGCAGAGCACGGGCCGTGGCGGCTCTCACGTCAGGGGAGACTCCCGGCAACTCAGGACAGGTCAAAGGTCTCCGGCGATGCCTGTCATCACACCAGCAAGAAAACCAGTCGAGGGCGGGACCGGCTAGAACGAGAAGGAGGAGGGAGAGAAAGAAAACGCACGACCAGAAGAAAACATCGCTATCATCATCCACACACACCAGATCAACGCTCGGGTTTCCTGAAGGAATCATCTTCAGAACGATTCACACCAATAGTGATTAACC